CGTAGTGGACTCCCCGATTACTGTTTTTTGATCCGCAAACGTTCCTCGGCACGTAAGTACCATGGTTTTATCGACGGTTTTGATCTCAATTTCGTCAGAGATGTTAAGCATGTCCCGACAAGTTTTCTGGAAATCTGTTGACTTCATTGTAATTATGTTCTTAAATTTAGCGGGCGGAATACGCATGAGACTATTATCGAGATCCATAAGATTGAGTTTGAACGTTGTTGATGTATTTTTAGTTGGATTTTCGATCCGGATTCCTAGATGATTAAGATCCGAACTTTTTACGAACAGGGTTAAGATATCTTTTGTGGAGATTATCTTAATGAGCTTGAAGAAGTTTACCATATTAACACCAAGAATTTGATTTTGTAGACAATGAAACTTTTCGAAATTTTCTGATTCAAGAGTCAAATGTACGAGTGCGGAGTGTGTTGGGTCCATCGAAAGTACACGAATACTTTCATTTGAAACTTCAATGGTAGTGTCTGGTAGGATTTCCTTGATTGATTCTATAAGACTTTTGAAGATAGATGCTTGTATTGTAGTTGCGTAGAAAGAATATCCTTCGAATTCATTCATATCTTGACTCATAGTAATGTATCCTGATCCATACTAACTGTAGCGTGTTATGTTTATATGTTGAAATTTTTTATAATGTTAATATAGTGATGCTGAAATCCCGGCGTCTTCCCAAAAAACTTCGAAAATGCAAAACAAGAAAACAGAAGAGACATGCCAAATGGTTCAGTGGAAATGAATGGCTAAGTGATGAGGAGATCTACAAAGCGTTGAAGACCCACGAGAAGTGCAACGAGAGATTTCGTGTATTCTTTCCGCAGACCATTGATTTTGATAAGGAAAATCTATTAGGAAAGTGTGAATTTGCGGGGCTTTGCAATTTTTCTTTCAAAAAGTTGACAACAAAATATGATAATGTTGGAGCTGTCTTAAACACAGACACTTACGAGGGCGAAGGGATTCATTGGATTTCTTTGTTTATGAACCTCAAGAAAAATAAGTTGTATTTCTTTGACTCGACTGGGAATGCGCCACCACCAGAACTTGAGAAATATCTGTTCAAACTGAAAAAACAAGCTTCAAAAATGAACATAGATTTGAAGATATATGTCAACACAATGAAGCATCAATTTGGTCACTCTGAATGTGGAATGTATTCCATAAACTTTATTGAACAAATGCTAAAAGACAATAAGTACTTTACTTACTTACAGAAGAATCGTATCAGTGATTGTGAAATGTCGAAAATGAGAAAGAACTATTTTAAGGCATGAGCTAGAGACTTAAATGAGACTTATATAATCCAGAGACCAAGCGAATACGGATACAAGAAATATGTTGTGGTAAGGAAAAAACAGAAAGATACGTAATAAAAAGGTCGTTGCGTGTTAAAGTAAAACCTCAATGCACGGTTCTCTGCTCTCAATCGCGTGTTTTCTTTGTCAAGCTGACAGAACTGAAAGATCTCTTCGCTCAGAACTTCTGATGGAATACGGTCCATTATTCTTCAGCACGTACGTATGTCTAATATATTTTTAATTCATGATTCCGGCTCGTTTTATGATAACATCTTGTAACGGTCGATCACTCATATCGGTTGGTAGGTTACCTATATCGTTTATATATTGCATACCTTGAGTAACTCTTCCAAAAACGACATGTTTGTTATTGAGATGAGGTTGGGGAGCGAGAGTAAAAAAGAACTGACTTCCATTTGTATCTGGGCCGGAATTCGCCATAGAAACAAGGCCGGCTTCCGTATGTTTCATGAGAAAGTTCTCATCTGGAAAGCTTTCTCCATAGATGGACTTTCCTCCACTTCCGTCGTGATTATCGATGTCTCCTCCTTGAACCATGAAATTCGTTATTACTCGATGGAACGGTACGCCTGCGTACCTATTCTTTTTGCAAAGTTGATAGAAATTCTCAGCTGTCTTGGGCACGACATCATCAAACAATTCAATGATAACACGGCCATACTTGTCCCCGACATTGAAATCGGATTGTTCCAGATCAAGGAAAACAGTTTTCCGATCAGCAGACACAATCACATTATCTTTGTTTTTGATTTTCTTTTTCGAATCTGTTTGCTTCGGTGCAGAGATATTGATATCCTTTGTAGATTGGAAACAAAAGGCAAAAATTATAGATATAACCAGTAACAGACCAATCGTTTGCAGTTTCGAATTCATTATTATAAGCAAACATTAAAATTCTAATGCGGAATGAAATTCACGTGTTACGCGCATCAAAAGGCCGATGAAGTCTCTACAATCTGTAACGTTCGAGATTTTTAAGACGATTCCGGTAGAAGAATTCCATAGCTTGATTGCATCATTGATTGTGAAATGAAGATGATACGAAATATCACATATTTTCATCTTATGTTCGTAACGTTCTGTCGTGTTAAAGATCCAATCATAATTATCTACAACCTCATAAAACTCTCGTTTGTTCTCCCATTGCATTCTCATAAAGGTTCTTATAGGTTTCTTATTACAAAGTTCATAGAGTTCATAGTAATACTTATCCGATTTCGCTAACATACATATTTTATTCTTGTTATCTGTATGATTCACAAAGCTAATGAACCTATTTGATGACACAAGTTCATGAAAAAAGTCAGTATAATCTGATATTGAAAATTTCGATTCAATTTTACAGTGTAAAACGATTTCATTTACATTTTCATGAGTTTTAACAATATTTGCATAATAGTCTGTTTTACCTTTCAAAATGTAAGATTGAATCGTTTTGATTTGATTCCTTTTTCTCTCTACATCTCTCGTAGAAACAACGTTGTCTGTTAAAGTGTCCGAAATAGCACGTTGACACTCGATATTCATGATGAATGTTTTATTCAAAAAATCGTTCAGTTTGACATTATATAGCAGTGCAGGCGAAAAGTTCGAAAAAAGTGTTTCTTGTGGAATATCTCTAATTTTATTCTGCGGTAATATGAAATCGACAATTTCACCAAACAAATCCATCGGAATTCTACCGAGAGTCTCTCTACATTCATACTTCTGAGAACAAAGCACAAGAGTTGTTACGATGCATTTTGTTGTTTTTGTATGATCCTTGTGATTTACTGGATTCCAATTTTTGGCGTCCGAGAACTTATCTTCAAATTTAGGTATATACTTTTTGATTCCTTGGAAAATAGCCCGATAAACCAAAATCACTTTCTCGTATGGTTGTTCGAATCTTCGTGTGAAACTATTCCACGAATATCTCCAATTTCTTGCATTCCATCGTGTGTACCTTGTTAATACCCAATTTGTATTATCGCGAATGTGATCAAAATCAGAATATAGTTCTGTTCGAAATACAAATTGATTGACCGATGCCAGGAGGTTCGTGAAAAAGTATGCTGCGTGATATCTTAGATAAGAATCGAACTCATCAAATCCTTGAACCATATTGTTCAAACAATATTCTTCCAGGTTATCATTATTGGCATTCATCCAATTCATAGCAAATTGTAGTTGGAAATCGAGATTGAATTGACTGTATGCGTAATTAGATATTGAATCACATCCAATTTTCGTGTTATTTAACATTCCCGTTTTTGAGTCGCCTTTAGAAATCGCACCGAGACTTTCCAATTTCTTCTGAATTCCATTTATGAATCGAAGTTCACTTGGGATATCTGTAGTCACAATTGTGTAACGTGGAATTGAACTGTTTGCTCTATATGCGCGTCCAAACTGCTGTGTCAACACGTCCGCACTTTTGGGAAGTTCAAGGATTATATGATGGCGATTTCGTTTTCCATTGAGAGATATGCCTGCAGACCCAGCTCTTGTAATTATAGCAATCGGCTTTACGTCTTCTGTAAATCGTTTTATCTCAGTCTTCACCGGTGAATTTTTGATCTTTGTCATGACACCATTATCAAACTTGCATCGATGTGTTCTTCCAGAAACTTCCGCTACTTGATCTGAACCAAAATATTCAATAAGATAGTCGATTGGATTGGATTTGAATTCGAAACCATCTGTGCGAATGTCGTATCTGTTTAGCAATTCAACCACATTTGATGAAAATCCTTTCTTTGTTGCCGAATCACCTGTGAAGTTTAGGCTGACTATTACAGACTCACCTTCCAGAATAGAGTCTTCTATCAATTTGATTGTATGTTTCAATTTGAAAGATGTCAAGAAGTAATTGAAAAAGTTTAGGTAATCAACGCCCTGCAAAGAGCTACTTTTCTGCTTAATTCTTTTTACAATCGTGTCGTGAAACTTGCGATCTTCCTTCGACAAAATGTATTTGCTTACGTCTATTTTGATTCCATCAAAACCGAGATTACGAGCGCAAATCTTTCCGTTATATTTAAGTTGAAGTGCAATAAATATAACTGCCTGTGTTCCATACTTTTCAAGTTTTTTACAGAATGTTTTATGATCATTCTCCCATAGTCCAAGTTTTTCCATGTAATGTAGTTCCTTTACTTTTGATGCTGCTGTTGCAGTTGAATAAATGACTCTCAAATCTGGTGATGATCTCTGAATGATTAGAGATGCTTCTGACATTTTTGTATTTACGTTTTTCAACAGATGTGCTTCGTCAAATATAACCAACGAATTAGGAGTCTGATTCAACCAAGCTTTGAGTTCTTCAACGTTATTTGATAGAGTGTTGTACGTAGTCATGTATATACCGTCATTTTCTTCGAAATCATCTAAAAAGTTAGGAATGGAATTCCCAAGATTGCTGACGATTGTGCACTCACGTTTCGCATTTTCTATAAGTGTCTTATTTGGAGTGATCCATAAAACTCTAAAACGGTTCGAATTTCTCAAATAAAGTTCTGTCATAGCTCCTGCTAAAATACGCGTTTTACCAACACCAGTTCCATCTCCTAAAAAGAAGCCACGTGATTTTGTCGTGATAGAGTTTATATTCTCCAATGAATTTACACACATTGAAATAGATTCGAATTGAGCATCAGAAATGTATTCTTCATAATTTTCGAGTGTATGATTAATCGTTAAATTATTAACAATATCTGTTTGAACAGATTGCATTATAGACGATTCGTACAAAGCGCACGGATGTGGCTTGGCAGTCGTTTCTATTGCTTTTACCCATTTTCTATATATTTCTTCACTCATGAATATTACAATTAGTTAATAAGATGTTTTTATATGCTTTTTACTTCTTTGTTTGCTTTTAATTCAGTCTTGTATTCGATCTTGATTTTAGCATCACCCCTTTTAAGGATGATAGGTTTGTCGAGCTTAATACGCTTGAGTTCATACTTAAATACTTTATCGGAAGAACCTTGAGTAGTTTCCTTGAGAGAGATCTCGAAGGAACAGACACCTTTGATCGATTTGTCTCTACAAAGACGAGTGAACATCTTTCTAGCAGCTCCAGAAGGATTGGAAGAAACGAAACGGTTCTCGGAAATTTTATCAGATTTACCTTTGACACTCACGAGAGTAAAAGATCTTTTCGACATGTTATAATATATACATATATTTTTTTTATATGTGTATATTACATAACGACAAATGGAAGATCTTATCCCTTGGCCATATGCTCTTTTCATCGCTGCTGGTGTTATATTTGTTGCAGGTTTAAAATATGATATGTTTTGGTCTTATATTGTTTTAGCACCGCCACTTTTACTATTATTACTCATCATTTACGGAGAGAGTTACCGCACAGAAGTTGAGAAAAAGTAGGTTTACTCTTATTAAAAGAGAAAATGGTTGTTGTTCGAGGTATAAAGACATAACATCATATCAAGCATAAGATATAATATCAAACATGGCTCACCTCGCTTATTACAACACAATGCGCACCATTCTAGAGACTACCCGCAATTCATCCATTTCTCTCATTGAGAAAGTATGTGAAGAGCTCGGAAAGCCTGAAGAGGCAGAGCGTCTCGTTGGTCTTCTAGTGGATGATTCCATTCGTATTAAGAAGTTCAAAGACAAGAATTCTCCAAAGAAAGTAAAGTCCGCTTACATGTTTTACTGCCAGAAGCACCGTGCGTCCGTCAAGGAGTCCCTTGGCGGCAAGGACGTGAAATTTGCAACTATTGTAAAGAAGCTTGCTGAAGATTGGAAGGTTCTCGAAGACAAGAGTGAATATGAGAAGCAGTCTGAGGAAGACAAGGAGCGCTACTCTGCTGATATGGAGAAGTACAATGCTTCTCTTTACACCAACTAAAGATTATACGAACGTAATTCAACGTCATTCAACGTAATTCCAGTATTATAGTTCATTATATTTTATCAATTCAATTGGAGCTGAACTGAACATGTCTTCAAGATAGACATGTTTCTTTTTTTGGTTTTTGGGCATTATGCATATGACTAAAAACTTTGAATGAGATACTTACCTATATCGATCGTTTCGACATTTCTGATAATTCTGTTGGCCTCTCTGAAAACCTTTACTCTGTCTAATGGTGATTTTGAAACGGGAATCGTCAAATTAGTGTTATCTTCCCCAACAACATATCGAATCTTTGGATCTTCACCTCTTAAAAGAGTTACACCGAGAATCCAAATAGAGACAGCAACAAATAATGGAATGGGGGTCTTCATCACAAATGCATAGATTGCGAGTATAGG